CGAACAGGCGGCGTGCCGCGCTCTCGTTGTCGGGCGAGACCAGGCAGACATTGGGCTTGATGCCCAGCGGACGCCCGCCATCAGCGGTCCACTTGCGCATGGCCGTGCGGTAGGCCTCGAAGTTGGCCGCGGTCAGGTCGTTGCGGCTGCCATAGGCCATCTGCCAGAAGCCGAAGCCAGCGTTGCAGCGGTACCGGATACCGTAGCGGAACGTGTCGGTATCGAACACCGCATCCGAGTTGCGCGGATCGGTCTTGGCCTCGAACTCCGGGTTGGTGCGCTCCTGGAAGATGAACGGTTTGAGCGGCTTGCGCGTATCGAGAAGCAGCCAGAGAGGATCGCCCGACGCGGCATCGTCGTCGTAGTTCGACACCGTGGCGGCCACGCCGGTGCCGTCCGCGTTGGGATAGACCGGATGGTCGGTGTCGAGGAAGTTCTGCCCGTCGAAGCACAGGGTGCTGTCGGCCGCCGCGATCAGGTCAGAGATCAGCCGGTCGGGGTGCTGCGCGGCCTCCATCCCCATGGTCGCCATGAGCGGGCCGTAGACGCCGTAGCTGTCGTCCTCGATCGACGTGCGGGGCACGCCGACGGTGCTCTCGTAGAGCTTGTTGACCAGCTCGTAGCCATGCGCCTTCATGTCCTTGACGGTACGCGAGCCGACCCATTCGATCAGCGCCGGGAAGTCGCCCAGCCAGCCGTAGGTGTTCGAGGCGCTCGAAGAGGGCACACGGGTGGCCACGCTCTGCCAGAAGCTTTCCTCCTTGGCGGCATCGTAGGCCTGCTGGAACTCACGCCGATAGCCCGTATTGAGGGCGGTCAGCAGCTGTGGGGTAACGATTGCCATTTATCAGGCCTCCTGCTCTTGTTTCGCCTTGGCGAATTCCGCCTCGGGGACGCCCAGGGCATGGGCGACGGCGATGTCCTCCGCGCTCAGGCCGGACTTGCCGGCGGCGGTATCGGCGCGCGCCTTCTCGTCCATCTCTTCGGTGCCGCCGACGACGCGGGGCATCTTGTCCAGAGTCGCGCGGAACTTCTCCGTGCCCTGGGCGCGCGCCATCTCGATGAAGTCATCCTTGGCGGCCGGCGCGATCTTGCCTGCCTCGATGCCTTCCTCCACGAGCCCCGTGAGCTCCTGGGTGGCGCGGGCGGTATCGGCCTGCTCGAACTTGTCGATCCGCGCCAGGGCGGCCTCGTGCTGCGCCCTGGGCACGTACTTGTCGCGGTCCGGCCCCGCGCGGGCGGTTTCCACCGTGCTTTTCAGCTCGGTGATCTTGGCCACCGCGTCGGCGGTCGTTGCGTCGGGCTTGAGCCCCAACGCCTCAAGGACGTCCTTGTCCATGTCGGTCTCCTTGTCATTATCCGCCCGTGCGAGCTCGGGCATTCTGAAGCCGGGTGTGTTGGTCAGCCCGGCGGACTTGATGCGCTTGATCTCGCCCGAGGCCTTGTCGACGAAGTACCCGATCGAGAGAAACTTGTAGGCGCCGGAGGCCACCCATTCGGCACCCTGGGCGGTCCACTCGACGCGCGCCCAGATCGCCCTGTCGCGCACCTCCATGTCGCGGACCCATCCGTAGGCCGGTGCCGCTTCGCCGCGCGGTGCGCGCACTTCGGTGGCGTGCTCGACGTCAATGGGAATGATCACGCCGCGGGACTTGAACTCGGCCACGACGCTTTCGGGATCGGACAGGCGATGCCTGCGTCCGTCCGTTGCGGCGAGCTCCGGACCAGGAGGGGTCAGCGCGACCCACTCCGGTGCGCCGCCCTTCTCCGAGGCGAGTTCGATCGTTGAAAAGTGGGTGCTGTGTGGCTTCGACATGAGCGCACAGTCCCACCCCGCGCGCGCCTAATCACCCTTGCACGCGTTCAGGGGCGGCGGGCAGGACAGATGAGGATTTGGGAGACAGGCGCTGAGCGCCCCACAGAGCGCCGCTGGCCCTCCCACGGTAGATGGGCCGTGAAACCCGCGCAAGGGTATTAAAACGGTATTCAAATTGGCTGGACGGGGCCATTGCGTCTCCGCACGTCGGAAAACGATCGGCACGAGCGCGGGTTTCTTGATTTTCGGGGGCCAAACTGCCATTCTCTGTGGGCACCCGAGCCAAACGGAGAGCCGGCCCAGTGTGCCGCGATGGGGGTCCGACCATCCGGGTGCTATTCTCTCACGACGGTTATACCCGGACGTCGCAGCTTGGCGCGCCACTTGCGCAGTTCGGTGCGGTGCGCGGTGCTCAGCCACAGCTCGTTCTTCTCGGCCAGGTGCTTGATCGCAAGCAGCCAGGGCTTGTCACCGGGTACCAGGAAGAGAAGCGTGTCGTGACGGTCAGACGTCTGGACGGCGGCCGGGCCGTGGTCGATCGCATCGACGAAGAGCGCAAGCGTCTCCGCTCCCACTTCCGGGTGTTTCCGGCGCAGCTTGGCCGCAACGTCATCGCGCATCTGCACGATCGGAGTTCGTGCGCCAAGCGCGGTCTGGACCGGTTCGCTCAGGACCGCGACGGGAACCGTGCCTGGGGCTTGCCCCGCGAACATCCGCTCCACGCGCCACGACGTGGCCACGTCGCGGGCCACGGTGCGCGCCACGGTCGGGTCGGCCGCGGCGAGCTTGTCCCGGAGCAGCTTTTCCATCGCGGCCTGCCGAACCCGCCCCGGATTGCGCTCCCAACCGGGATCGATCCCGACCGGAACCTGCTTTATCTCGCCGGTGCGCCGGTTCGTCCACTCGCGGGTGGGCACCGGCGGGCTGTCGCTGATGCCGCGCTCCTGCGCCTCCGCCTCGGTCAGCTGGCGCACCCAGCATTTGCAGCCCCAGCCGTTGGGTGGGTACCACTGCGACCAGAACGGATCGTCGGCGGGCAGCACCAGACCCTGCTTGGCCTCGTGGTGCGGACGGTGCCGTTCGCTCGGACCGAGCCTGTATTCGAGATAGGGCAGGGCATCCTTGGTCCGTTGAATGCGCTCCCACTGCCCGGCCGCGCGCGCCGAGCGCAGGTTCGCATCGAAGATCGTGCGCAACCGACGCGGCGTGCCCAGCCGCGCGGCGCGGCGTTGGCCATCGCGCGGGTCGAGCGCCTCGCCAAATCCCCACCAGCCGAGCTTCTCGAGGCGCGGCTGCAGGTTGCGCTGGAACTCGCGGAAGGGCAGACCGTCATCAATCGCGCGCTGCACCTCGTCGCGGATGGTGCTGAGCACGTCCACCGTGCCAGCCTTGGCCACGGCGAAGGCGACGGCGTGTTCCTCGGGCTCGACATCCGCCCAGGAGAAAGATGGCTGCAGCCCCTTGTTCGCGAAGAACCGGCTGACCTCCGGCGGCGGGCCGTCGTTGAAGCTGTAGCCGGGGCGGTCTGGGTGATCGGTCATCTCGGCGCCTGGCTCCAGCAAAAGACCTTCCCACAGCGAGTGCATTGCGAAACAGCTACCGGCTTGGCCTTCCGCGCACCCTGAAACTTAAAGGGCCGATGCCAGAATATGCGAGGCGAGTGCAAACCGATCCTGCAACGAAGGTCAGCCATCCTCCACATCTCCCGTGGCGCGCGCCTCGAACATGCCCTTCACCAGCGCCTCGATGAGCCGTGACGCGGGCAGTCCGTCCAGCGCGGCCAGTCGCTCCAGTGCGTCCTCGTAACTCTGCGCACCCTCGATCGCGCCGCGCACGGGGTCGAGCACCTCGTTCATCACCGGCTCCCAGTCCGCCAGCATCTCGTCCCGGATCAGGTCGAGCTCATCGTCCGGGCCGTCCTCGCGGGCCAACGCAAACCGACGGCTGGCCTCATGCGCGCGCGCCTTCTCCACGGGCGTGCGGAGTTCAGCCGGAGCATTACCTATGACCGCATCACCCTTCTCGGGGTCGGACATGCCCACCCGGCGACGTATCTCGGCCTCGTTGAACCGCACGCCGGCACCCACAAGCCCGGTGACGTTCTTGACCAGTTTCTCGGTATCTTCCGGTTCATCGATCTCGATCAGAAGCCGAGGTGGCACGGCGTCGGCCCCGTAGTTGAGCTTGACGAACGGGGTGACCAGATCCCGGTTGATCGCAGCGCTGACCGAACGCGCGTCCGCCTGCGCGATATCGAGGCGCACATCGTTGTGGACCTTTGCCTGTGCCATCGACGAACCGTCATCGGTTGTCATGGTCTGGCCGAGCACCGCCTTCGATACCTGCTCGTCCACGTAGCGGGCAAGGTTCTCGAAGATCGGCTGCGTGCCGGTGCCGCTCTTGGTGTCCACGAACTCGATATCCATGAACTTCGGGATCACCGCCGCCGCGTCCGTGCCGATATTGGCCACTGCGCGGAAGAGCGTGGCGATATCCTTCTGCGAGGCCCCGGGCCCGTAGCGGCCCAGTCTGAGCGGCAGGCCGTAAAGCTCGACGAAGGCCATCCAGTCCTTGAGCGTGTAGGCTTTGCACAGCCAACTGAAAGCCACGACGCGCGCCAGCCCGCCGCGGAAGGCGTGCCCGGATTTCAGCTTGGCGGTGTGCCGGACGAACTTGTGCAGGCGCAGCGGCACGCCATTGACCGCGTCCGCCTCGTCACGCAGTCTGAGTTCCCGGCCGGTTTCCCGGTCGAACTGGAAGAAGCGCTGCGGCCGCCAGATGAACCCGGCAGGCGCCCAGGCTTCGCGGTCCGTGCGCCAATCAATCTCGACCACCGAGAAGCCCTTCGCGAGACTGTCGAGCAGGTCTTCGACCAGACCGGGGAAACCTTCGTGCTCGGCAATCCATCGGGTCACGGCCTCAGCGATCTCCTTGTCGCGCGCCGCCTCGGATGCGGGCTTTACCGTCGGGGTGACCCCGGAAATCGCCCGCTTTCGCTGGCCGAGGACCGAGGCGTAATGGGGATCGCGCTCCTCCATCTCCTCGGCGAGCGTCATGAAGGCCTCGATTTCTCCCTTGTCGCAGTCGGCCAGGATGGCGGACATGCGCGCGGGCGTGAGCCCGGCCGCGACGCTTTCGGCCCAGGCGCTGCGCACCCCGGCTATACCGCCCTCGGCCTGCGGCTCGGAAAGGTCTTTCGGGCGGGCCTTGAATACCCTGTTGAAGAGGTCTGCAATCGCCATCACCAGATGCCCTCCCTGGCATTGAAGCCCGCGGTCACACTCACGCGCCGTCCGTCGTCACCCGCGCGCCCGCCGCGCGGGACCGCGTCGTAACTGTGTTCCTGGTATTCCATCTTGAGCGCCGAGCAGAGCAGCATGAGCGAGACGAACGCGTCACCATGTCGGCCCTTCTTCCTCGTGTCCGGGATCGTGGGAATGCCGCGCACGAGCTTGACCGCGCGCATGTCATCCTTCACGTCACTGTCGCGCGGCAGCTCGATCGTTCGGTCCTCGAAATGCTGCTTCAGGCGGGGACCGTGTTCGAGGTATTCCCCCTGGCTGAGCTTCACCGCCTCGATCCGGTCGTAGCCGTATCGCTCCTGTGCGCGCTCGGCCAGGCCCAGCCCGTTGCCGGTCGCGTCGAACTTGCCGGCGACGAAGCGGGGCAGGTGGTCGCAGATGAAGCAGATCACCTGGAACTGCTGCTCGATCGGCATGTTCCTCAGCTCGACCACCAGCGGCACGACAACGGTCAGATCGGCCCGCTCCTGCCCGACGGTCAGGACCGTGAGGTCCGAACTGCGCCCGAAGTCCTCCCCGAGCGCGCTGAGCCGTTCCGGATCGAAGCGCTTGAGATGCGGGGCCACCTCGTTGTCGAGGAAGGACTGGACATAGGCGCGCCGCTCGTCCGCCGCCCTGAGCTCGAAGCCGGGCGGGCAGGTCAGGCGCGCCACGTGGTGCGCGTCCGTCATGCAGGCCTCGACCGAGGCCCCGGAGATGTAGGCTCCGGAGCCGCGACGCGGGATGCAGAAGAGTTCCTCGTCCGCACCATCCCCGTAGAAGTCCACGAGGTTCTGCCGCCAATTGGCCTCCGCTTCGGGCGACCACTCGGTGCCACGCACGAGACATATGCGCTGGTAGAGTCCGTCGCGCAGCGCCTGGTCGAGATCGATCTTGAGATGGGTATAGGGCAGCTTGCCCGACAGCACGTCCTGAACCATCCGGTTGAACGGGTTGTCGTCGCCGTCATGAGTAGAACAGACGATCACCTGTCCGCCCCACATGAGAAACGCCAGTGCCGCTTTCAGCAACTCCTCCACATTGTCGACGAAGGCGGCCTCGTCGATGATCACCACGCCCTGCTTGCCGCGCAGGGTTCGCGGGGCCGAGCTGAGGGCGAGGATTTCGAACCCGCTGGCAAACCGGATACGGAATGCCTGGATCGACTTGTCGCCGGTCTCGTCGCGATCAGCGAAGATGGTGTCCTCGATCTCGCCCGCCGCCTCGTTGAAGGCGCGCGCCCACATGGCGCAGGCGTCGATGAACTCGCGTGTCATCTCCTGGCTGTAGGAGATGTACATGGCGTCCATGCCGTCCGCGCTTTTCCTGCGCGCGGCCCGCAGCACGGCATAGGCCGCAAGCGCCCAGGTCAACCCGATCCGGCGGGATTTCTCGATTACCAGCACGGCCGTCTCCGACACGCTGTCGAGCAGGCGAACCGCCTTGGCCTGGTAGGGAAGAAGCACGCTAGGCAGCCCGGCCTCTTCCACCAGCTCGGGGATGGCATCCATCGCCTCGCGGCGCTGGCGCTCCCATTCCTCGCGACTGACCGGCGCGTTCATCGGGTAGCCTCCCGGTGAAGTTGCTCCAGTGTTATCCGCGCGCGCGTCAGATTGGAGCGAACGGCGAAGTATGAGGCGCGGGAGCTCATCTCCATATCCACAAGCCGGTGGTGCAGGCCCCCATAGGTTCGCCCGTCGACCTTCTGGCCATCGAGGTGGAGGCGGATCACGCGGGCCGCGTCGGTGCAGGCCTTGAAGATCGCTTTATCACGCCCTTTAAAATACCGGGCCTGGGCGATCATATCGTTCGCCACTTGCGCGGGCGTCGCCATCACTGCGCCTCCCGCAGACCGACGAGGTATGGTTTGCCGCGCCACCACGCGATGGTGCAACGCATGCCCAGATGCGTGAACCGGGTGCGCCGACCGAACAGCCACGCCGCGAGCGCCGGACCCGTCGGCCCCTCGCGCCAGTTCCGATCGCCGATCACTACCTGCGCGCAATAGATCATGTCCTGCGACGTCGGCACCGCCATCAGCCCACCCCCAGGATGCGCGACTTGATCTCCTCCGCCATGTCTTCGGACATGCCCGCCTCGTGCGCCGCCTTGACGGCGGTCTCTGCTGCGCTCTCTCGCGCCTCACGGGCGGCCCGCGCGCGCTCCTCGGCCACCAGCTTCTCGCGGATACCCGACGAACTCATCACGTCCTTGAGCATCTTGCCGAGGAAGTGCAGCTCGCGCGGCTCGATCTCACCGCCCTGCTTGGTCATTTGCGCCTGCATCACCTTGAAGGCCAGCGTGGTGATCATCTGGAACAGGACGTTGTGGCGCTGGGCCTCCTCCTCCAGCCCGTTGTCATTCATCCAGCCGGCGGCCCAGGCGCTCGCCTCCTCCTGGTACTTGACGAACTCTTCGTATTCCTGCCCGAAATTGTGCACCGCGCTCTTGCCGATGCGAAGCTGCATCCCGGCCTCCTCCAGCCGGAAGTTCAGGTCGTCGGCCAGACCCTCGTAATCCGAGAAGCCGCGCGCCCGGAGCTCTTCCTTGAGCCAGCCGCGCAACTCTTCCGGCATCAGGTCGACCTTGCGGGGGCGGGGCACGATCAGAGCCTCCGGGCGCGGGGGCGCTGGATATCCGGATGCGTGGCCTCGCCGCGCGCGATCTCGATGCCGCGCAGCGTGGCCTCGGCGATCACGAAATCACCGTGGTCGCTGACCGTGACCATGCCGTTCTCCTGCAGCCAGGCAAGCTCCGTGATCACCTGGTCGAAGGTCGAGCTCACCCCCACGCCATGCAGCACGTCGCGCAGGATCGAAGCATTGGCGGTGTAGCCCGAAACCTGCTCGAGATGGCGCAGAATTGCCAGGCGGCGGTGCTTTCGGACGGTGGCGGCGTAATCTGCCATCAGTGCTTCTCCCTCAGGTGGTCCTCGTGACGGCCGACGATATCCTCGGTGCGCTCCAGCGACTTCTGCATGCCGTCCATCGAGGCGCGCATCGCCTTCATGTCGCCCGCCATATCGGCCAGCAGCATCTCCAGGCGGTGGTTCTCATCCTTGCCGGGCATGCTTTGGACCGTCTGCTCCAGCCGGGCGATCCGGGCCTCGTGACGGTCCATGCGCTTGTCCCCGTTCTCGAGCTTTTGATCGAGGTCCTTCCGGCGCGTCGCGACGAACGTGTAGAGTGCCACGATCAGCGGCAGGATCACGCCGGCCGCCTTCCAGAAGATGTCCCAGTCGATCATGCCGCGTCGGTCCTTTTCCAATCCTCGATTGCCGGGTTCTCGACCTCGCGCGTCGCCTCCAACGCCACCTTGGCATCCGGACCAGGGTCCGCGGCGCCTGGGCTGTCATGGCGCAGGGCGCGCAGGCGGGCGACGTTCTGCGCTACCTCCGGGGCCTGCGCAATGATCCGCGCGGCCTCTTTCTGCATCGAGCTACCGCGAAACTTGTGCATCTCGCGCGCACCGAAGTAGAACGCGACGATCGCGCCCATCAACGCCCATAGCGGCTCGGGCACCAGGGCAAGCCCTTGCATCCGCTCCGCGAACCAGATCGGATCGGCCATCGCCGAGGCGAAGAGGCCAATGCAACCGAAGGCCATCATCGGGCGCGGCAGGCGGTTGAGCCCGTCGACGAAACGCCCCCACGGCCCCTGCACACCTCCGAACTCCGATGCCATCTGACGCAGCGCCGCGGCCTGTGCGCTCGCGGCCCTCCGATCAGCTGCCTCGGCATTCGGTCTGAATACCTCGGCCGTCTCGGCGATCACGTTGCGCCCGCCGCCGAAAACGGCCCCGAGGATTGTCCTCAGCCAGCCCATGCTGAAACCCTCCTTTGAAACTCCACATCCGACAGGCGGTATCGCGGCGCCATGAATTCTTCGGCGCGCTTGATCCAGCCGCCCTTGCCGCCCGAGCGGGTGCGCGCGAACTTGCGCAGGGTCGGGCGTGCCTCGGAGAGGCGGAGGTAGTAGTTGCGCCGTGCAATGGCGTAGGCATCCGCGATGTAATTGGGCGCGGCCTCAGCCGCCGCCCGCACCGCGCGTAGCGTTGCCGGGCCGATCACGCCATCTGCCACCGCCGGGAAGCCCATCTGCGTGACCAGCCGTTGCAGTATCTTGATCGCGTTCGCACCGGCATTCACTTGCATGTCGAACACGCTGGCCTGCAGCGCCTCGGGCAGCTCGTCGATCCGGGGACGGTGGAAGTAGTGTTCGATGAAGATATCAACCGCCTGCGCGCGCGTCATCCGGCGCACATCGGCAACGTCGATATCGCCGTCGCGGTCGAGATCGAGGCCCAGCCTGCGCATCGTGTGGATCGTCACGCCGTAATTCGTGGCCCCGCCCGGATCATCGGGATCATTGACGAAGCCCCCCTCGCGGGCGACGATCTCTTTGGCGATTTCGGTGACTTGGTGCATGACGGGTCCGGGATCGTTGTCCCGGCCAACATGGCATGCCGCCCCGGCCCGGTAAGCCCTGCACGCATTCTAGGGCAGTGGCACGGCGGCGCTGCGCAACACTCCCCGATTACCGGGCACCTGTCAAAGGGGAAGCTTGCCTTGCCGGTCGTCTGCCAGTTCGTCGCGATAGTTCGACACGGTCCGCTGCGCCAGATCGCATTGCAGCGCCACCTCGCGCAGGCTGTGGCCGGCGCGCAGCATCTCCATCGCCCGGCGCTTGCGCTCGGCTCGCTCTGCGTCGCGGCCGCGAAAGCCAGCGCAGGGCAGGGCGATCTTGCCCGGACCGATCTCCCGGATGAGCGCCTCGCAGGCCCGCTGTCCCACGATCTTCGCCAGCGCGGAGCCTTTCGCGCGCAGCGGGATCGAGACGTCCGTGCCGCCGCGCTCCTTGAGCAGCTTGGCGGTGAGCTCAAGGCCGATCACCGCCTCGATCTCTCCGGCCAGTCCCGGCAGCTGTCTGCTCATGGCCGCACCTTTCGCCGGACCGCCCGGCCACGCTCCGGCCGGTTCGTCTCGTAGACGGTGACCACCACGCCTTGTTCCAGCCGGAACGTGAGCCCGTCCGCCTGTATGCCACAGGCCCCCATCTCCACCGCGCGATCCACGCGCCGGCCGATCATCCGCCGGATGCCCTCGACATCCACGCCCTCGGCGCGTTCGAGGTAGCGCAGCACGGCGTGATCGGTGACCGGGTGGCGGGGCTTCTTCATTTCCGGTGATCCCCCCAGTCGAAATCGACGCCTTCGCGCTGACCCCACTCCTTGAGCGCCTGGATGACCGCGTCGATCTGGTGCCACTCGCGCAGCATGTCCACGTCGGCGGGGACCGAGCCCCACCTCGGCCCGAACCGCTTGCGGATGAACGTGTTGAGGCCCCTGCGCGTCGGATCGCGCAGCGCGTCCGCCTCGCCAAGCTTGCGCCACAGCACGTGGATCATGCGCAGATCGGCGCGCGGCGCGGGCTTGTGGCGCGGATTTCGGGGTTTCTGATCCACAAACCCGCTTGTCTTTAACCGGTCCACCACAAGCTTCAGCTCGCGGTCGTCCATGTCGCGCAACGATGCCTTGCCGGTCACGCTCACCTGCAAATCGCGCCGTGCGTCGTCGTCGAGGCCCAGCTGACGGCAAGCGGCGAAGATGAGCTGCTGGAGGGACCGGTTCATGCGGTATCCCCCGTCCTCTTGGTGGCTCGGGCGCGGTAATGGGCGGCGGTCATATGGTCTGACATGATCCCTCCGCCGTCAGGTCGGGAAGATCGACGATCTGGCCCGCGAGAGCGTGCGTGCTGTCGGGCAGGAACCGGATGCGACCAGCATCGACATAGCTGTGACAGGAGGGCACCGCCGGATTGTGCAGCCGCCCCGGCCGGTTGACGTAGATGCTCGGCATGAATGTCGGCCGTTCCTCGTCCCCGCTCCAGGACCAAAGCGGCCCCTGACCTCGATCGCCGCCGATACGGATGACGTGCATCATCCGGCAGCCCGGGCAGAAAAACGCGACGTGGCTGTTCGCGATGCGACGGAGCTTCGGTCCGAGCGCGGCCATATCCTCACACCTTCGCGATATCGAGTAGCACCGTCTGCCAGTGGGCCTCGGTGTCGGGGCGGTGCTTGACGCGCACGTAGGTCGCCTTGCCAACCACGCGCATGGCGTCGCGGATCGCGTCCATGGCGCGCCGCCAGCGGTGGTCCTCGATGTCGAGCCGCAGCAGCATGAAGATCTCGGCGCGGTTGATCTGACCTTCCTTGTCGGTGTTGAAGGCACGGGTAACGATCGCCTGGATTTCGGGGCGGCTGTCGGCGGACCACTCATTGAGGCACTCGTCGATCAGCCCCTTGGCAACCTGCAGCTCCGGCCCGAAATCCACCCGGTCCTGCACCTGCACCTCGACCTTGTAGAGCCCGTCATAGGAGGTGAGCGTCTTGTTGCCCTTGGCTCCACCGATGCTGGTTTCGTATTCCTGTGCGAGGATCGCCTCGAAGGCCGAGATATCGTCGAACGTGTGCTCCTTAAAGCGCCGCAGCTGATCGCTCAGCGCCAGCGCGAAGCCCGCGATCTTGCGCACCGTCTCGTCCATCAGCTGGTCTTGCGGACGCACCAGGTCGACCGGAACTTCGCGGCCCTTGCCATCGATCATCTTGCGGCGGCCGTTCTCCTCGATGATGCCCGGCGGTACGGGATGGGGGTTGAACTCAGACATGTTTGTCTCCTGTTGAATGGGGTGTTGAAAGCAGGCGGGGACCGATGCCATTGAGCGCGCAAACGGCGGCCATCGCGGCGATCTCGTCCATCGAGCACAGTGTCGTGCCGCGCGGGCCGAGCAGGTCCACCTTGGCGACGCCGTTGGCAGCAAGGCGCAGCATCTCCTCGCGGCTCCAGCGGTCGATTTCCGGGGCGTTCATGATCAATCCTCCTGATCGTCGAGAATGGCATCGACCAGATCGTCGCGGGCGATGACGGTGAGCAGCCGCGTCGCGAACTGTCCGATGCTCTGACCGCGGGCCTCGGCGATCTCCGCAAGACGGTGTTTCACGTCGCCGGGCAGCCGCGAGAGCCGAGGCTCTCGGGTTTTCGTCCGGTGTAGCGGACCGCGGGGAAACTCGGGGATGTCCTCCCCGTTCCGGCGCAGCCAACCGATGCGCATGTAGACGCGTTGGCGCGTCACGCCGAGCTCTTTGGCGATATGGCCGGGGCGCACGCGCGCCTTGGCCAGGCGCAGCACGTCCGGCGTGATGGGGTCAGGTTGCTGCATCGTCGGCTCCCTTGTTCATCGGACACCTCTTGCACGCCCGGAACATCCGGACGCTCAGTGCGTTGTGACTGCTGAATGACCGGGCACGACCGCGCCAAGCGCGACAGTCATGAGCACCGATCTCGCCCAGGACAGGGCAGGTGACGGTCTTCTTCATCAGAACCCCGCGCACCTGTTCCTCGATCCCGGCCATGCTCGCGCCATAGCGGCAGCGAAACACGCTGCTCAGCGCGCCGGCTGTGTAGCCCACGCGACGGGCAACCCGGTTCTGGCTCGTGGCGTCCGCTTCCTCTGCCAGGCGCCGCACCCAGTCCGGCAGCTCGTCGCCCCAATGCTCCTTCGCGGTCTCGACAAAGCTCATGCCAGACCCTCCGGCAGGATGCGCTCATTGGTGTTGGGATCGATGAACACCGTCACCCGTCGCTTGAGCGGTGCCTTGGGGCCGGTGTCGCGGATCAGCGTGTAGCGCGCGGGACGTTCGCCGGCGCGAGCCTTCTGCCGAACGCGGAGATACCCGACCGACAGCAGCATGCGGCAGTAGGCCCGGGCATCCTCCGGCGTCACCGGGCCATCCTCGACGCTCGCATGCGCGGCAAGATCGGTCGCCGAGAAAGAGCGCAGCCCCCGCGCCGCCTGCCACAGACGGTATTCCTTGGGGCCGCAAGGCGGTCGCGACCGGCCACCGGCCGCGCGAAAGACCCGGTTGCGTGATTTGTCGCCCTTTTTCTCCAGGTAGCCCGCGCGCTCCCAGCGCGCGAGCATGTGCTGAAGGGTGGACTCGGCGACTCCCGTGATCTCCATGATCTCGGGCGATTTGATGCCACGGTTCCCGGCCTCCACGATTGCTGTCCACACGGCAGCCATCGTGTCCGTCGTGAGCTCAGGCGACGTCATGCGCTCCTCCTCGTCCCGCCCCGCGGGGCGGGAGCTTCGCCGGTAAAGAACCGCCGGCTGCCCCAGTTCTCCTGCGTCATGCGAGTGTGGCCGCCCAGCTGGGCCGCCTCGCGCAGGCTGTCGAGGTTCACGCAGATGCGCCGGATCGAGCGCTCGCTTTCCTTCAGGATGCGTTTCGCCAGCGCCTCGTCGATCTCGATGCCCGGTGCATAGATTTTGGCAAGGTGCCGCAGATCAGCCATCTCGCCGGGCTGCGTGGGCACCCAGTCGAGCATGCGGTTGTGGATGCGCTCCCACGCCCTGAGCTTCTGGGGCATCTGCTCCTCGCCAATGAGGATGACCGGTGCCTGGCTCATTTCGTAGATGCCGCGCGTGACCTCGATCATCCGCTTCTTCATCAGGATGTCGGCCTCGTCGATAAGCAGGACACGGTCGGTCAGGGCGAGGTTTTCGGCGATCCGTTCGGCCATCATGTGCAGGGTGCCGCGCGCCTCCAGTCCCATTTCGCGCAGGATGGCGCGGCACAGGTCCGTGCGGGTCCATGTGTCTACGCACTGGACGAGGACCGCGTCGTAGGCTGTGCGGACCCAGATCGCTGCGGTGGATTTGCCGTCGCCCGACGGACCGTAGAAGGTCGCCATGCCGGGCAGGCTGAAGGACCGGTTGCGCACGCGGTCAACCAGCGTATCAAGCGCAGCAACGTTCCGCAGCGGCGCGATGGATGGCAGTGTCTGCTCGGTCATCTGTCCTCTCTTTTCATCCTCGTTGCAAAACTTCTTCGCCGTGGCTTTCGACCATTCGTGTCCAGGTGCGGTATTCGCTCGACCCTTGGTAGGAGGCGAGCCAGCGGCGCTGGTCACGGGTCAGCGCCTCGCCCGCCTCGGCGTTGCGCTCCAGTTCCAGCGCGCGGGCAAAGCGAACGCGCGGATCGTCATCGCCGCTGTCATCCTCGCCCGCCTGCCGGGCGCGCCGACGCTCCTCGAAGTCCGCGATGAATGCCGCCTGTGGGGCCTCGTCGGATGGTGCGGGTGTCTCCTCTCGGGGGCGTTGGTCGGGCACCATGCGCACGACGCGGGCCTCGACAGGGTCCTCCGGTGGGCCTTCGTCAAGCGCGGCAAGCCCCTGTCCGAGTTCGGCCGCCGTGTAGACCCTGTGCGCGTCCGCCGCGTCGCGCTCGGCCCGCATCCATGCGCGGCGGGATTTCTCGTGCACGCGGCCCTGTTCGACATCGAAGAACCCGACCTTCTCGCGGCACTCGGCATGGCCGAGGTATTCGCCGCTCAGCGCGTAGATGTGCAGCCCGTCCCAGAGCGCGGCGCGATCGAAGCGTGCCACGACCTTCTCGCCGCGATGCTCGATCAACCAGTCTGCCCAATAGACATTGCGCATGAAGGTGATCGCGCCATCGCGCATGGCGGGCCTCAGCCCCTCGGCTCCCATCAGCCACAGGCGGCGCTGTTCCTCTGTGGCCTTTCGGATCGGGGCCTGCGCGTAGCTCTCGTCGAAAACCTCGGCGAAAGACCGCCCCCAGGCGACTTCCGAACGGCGGTTGGGACGCATGTTGTGCAGCTCGATTTCCTCGGCCAGGACCTCGAGAAACTCTTCCAGCGCCACTGCGCGGTTGCCGTAGTTCTCGGGTTTGGCGTCGGGTGCATTGCCGGTATAGGCGCCAGCCAGCCGTGGGTGCTTCGCGACGCGGTCGCACAGATCGCGGAACGCGCGTTCGATCGGTTTGGACTGCCCCGAGTAGGGCGTGGCCCAGTGGACCTGGCAACCCAGACTGGTGAGCAGGCCGGGGACATCGTCCTCCTTGACCTTGAAGCGATAGCGCGTCTGTGTGCCGCCGGTGATCAGCTTGGCCGCGAACTCCCGGCCGTTGTCCAGCAGAACATGCTCGGGAATGCCCCAGCGTTCGATCATGTCGCCGGTGCAGAGCTGCACCGTGTGACTGTTGGGCGTCTTGTCCACTCGCCAGCTGAGCAGACGGCCTGAAAACAGGTCCTGGAAGGCGACCATCTGTGGCCGCGCGATCTCTTCCGGAATGCCGTCCGAGGCCGGAAATCGCACGAAGACGTCGAAGCGGTGGTAGTCGCCGTTTACGCCTTCCATCGCGTGCATTTGCGAGCGGTCGCGCACCTGGGCGGGGTACAGCGTCTTCAGCGCGTCGAGCCCCTTGCGCTTGAGAACCACCGTCGGCTCGCTCACTTCGCGCCGGAACCAGCGCCGCACAGTGTGCAACGGCGCGGCCTCGATCCCGCGGGCACGGGCCAGCCGCACACAACGATCATAGACCGCCGACATGCTCGGTTGTTCGGGGCGCAGGTAATCGCTCTTGATGAGCGCGCCGAATTCCGGATCGATCTCCCGCGCGCGACTGCGCCGTTTTGCCAGCCGGTGCCGTGGCGCAAGGTAGGGCAGGCGATCGTCGCTGCGCACCCCGTCGATCATGCCCAGCCAGTTCCAGATCGTGCGCCCCGCAACGCCATCGAGGCGCGCCACGTCTCGCACGGCCTGGTCGCGCGTCAGGCCGCCACGCTCCAGCGCCTCGACCTTCTGGATGCTGGCCAGCCGCGACGCCGCCTCGGCCTTGGGCTTCTCGGGCAGCTTCTCGAAAGCCGACCAGGCCTCCTCGCGCGCGGGGCGCTCATCTGGTGGCGCGTCCACCTTCGCCGCCTGTGCCAGCAGCCAGCTCTGCGCGCGGACAGGAAAGAGCGACCAGTGGAATTCCCGCCCGCCGCCACGCCCGTTGCGGCGTCGCGACTTGCCGGTCTGCTCGGACCAACTCATCCGCTGGGCGAGCTTGGTCACACCGCGTTTTGTGCCGGGTATGTCGGGCAAGCCCGCGGCGGCGATCTCGGCGGCGGTCCACCATTCTCGGTCGGGGCGGGTGCTCATTCGGCCGGCCCTCCCTGCGCGTCCTCGACAAGGGAGGCCAACGTGTCGAGATAGGCCTCGACGAACCGCCGCCTTGCGGCCATCGGTGCCCGTTCAAACGTGTTGCGCAACCGGTTGAACGCATCGTCAACAGGGTCCTTCGCGGATGGGGCTTCGCCGCGCTCTGCCGCGTAGGCCTTGCGCGCGGCCTTCGCGCTCTTCGCCGTACCGACCGCAAGTGCTTGGACCACGTCATACCGCTCGACCGTCTCCTTGATCTTGCCGATCTCGATCAGATCAGCGAGAGCCACGGGTTTTGGTGCCTCGCGCAGCATCCGGTAATCATGGGGATCAAGTGTCGCCCCGGCCGCCATGATCTTGTAAACTTGACGCTCGGAAATGCTGCGCTTCTCGGCAATGCTCTGTGCAAGTGAACTGAAGTTCAGTTGGAACCAGCGCGCAGCTGCACCCCCCATCCCCTGCTTCAATTCCGGATGCAGTTTTTGGACGGCCTCGCGTCGGCGCGCGAGGAAATAGGCTTCGTCCAGCGTGCTCATGTCGGCCCCGGCGAGGTTGCCGTCGATCTCGAACATCGCGGCCTCGGCATCGGAACAGCGCACCACGTCGCAGGGGATCGTGTCCGCCCCGAGCTCCCGCATAGCGGTCAGGCGGTGCGCGCCGTCCAGGACATAGTCGCCGTCCTTTTTGCGGCGCACCGTGATACGACCGACGAACCCGTTCTCGCGGATCGTCTCCACCAATGTGGATACCCCACTCGCCGAAACGTCACGCAGGCGGCCTTCGATGTGGATCGCTCCCACCGGCAGCTCCGTGATTGAGGTTAAACGTTCGATCATTCCGGTGCCTTCGTCATTGTGTACCGGCAGATCAGCCGGTCCTTCCTTCGCTCGCGGGTGCACAGGATCACCGCCCCGTTCGCCCGCAGCTCCGCGATGCAGCTGTTGACCGCCACCACATGCGCCCGGCGCACGATCTCGCGCGTCGTATGCGGCCTGCCGTCACTCAGGACGGCCAGGACCCGCTGCAGGCGCGGCGAGGTGATCGGCGCGTGATGCATCAGCTCAGCATGCGGTTATCGAGTGCGGACCCGCGCGCGCGGCAGCCGCCGCACATCCGGTTGCCAAACCCGGTACTCCAGAACTCGGCACCGCAGGTCAGGCAGGGGCGGCTGCGCGCATGCGCGGCCTGGCGCGCCTCGGCCTCGATATTCTCCAGACGTGTCATCGCGCGGTCGCGGCAGTTGTACACGCCGCTGACCCGCTTCCGCCCCTCGAACACGGCGTAGCCGACGCCCCATCTCTCCACATGCAGCTTCATGTTCATCCTCCGAAACTCGCGAGGCCGAAGAGCAGGACGAACAGCGCCAGCCCCCCCAGCACATCGCCGATGACAGAAAAGGCGCCGCGACCGGGGCAAGCAGACCGGGACCGGTCGCGGCGCAGGACCCGCGCGCCATACAGGCAAGCACGCACGCGGGTGTTCGAAAGAGACGTGAGAAGACGTTTCATGCCGAGCGCTCCCGCCATGTCTGGACAGCGTCGTCTGAAGGAGCGCAGTCTGGCGGTGGCGACGGGCGTTGTAAGCACCCGCCGCCACCTCTCATCCCCATCTGAGTTAGGCAGAAGGAGACGATTTCGATGACCGAACTGAAATCCATCGCTTTCATGGTGTTTCCCCCGATCCGACTGGAATGGAATTCCGAGCGAAAAGAACTCGACGTCCACGGCTTGATGCACGTTGGGTTGGACGAAGCGCAGCCGACGGTGGTCCAGCTTCAAGGGGCGTCAGCACTACAAACACTGCGGGCGTTCCGGGCCCTGCTCGATCGCATCGATATAGATGCCGAAGAGCGAGATACGCCACGCGGTCTGCAATAGCCTCGCGGACTCTCATCACTCGCACCCCCGCATGAACTGCTCCTTGCGGATCGCGAGGTGATGGTCCTCCGCGAGCTGGCTCAGCCGCATCAGCGACAGCGCGCAGGACGGCTCGTAGATATCGCGTACAAGCTGCAGCGCCAGCGCCACGCGCTGCGACTGCGGGATGGCCTCGATCTCGGCCTGAAGCTGCCCGGCATCGGGTATGAGGTCACTGATCAGCATGTGGCTCTCCTTGATGGATCACAGGGGAGGGACGCAGCATCGACACCACGATCACCGCGCTGCCTGTGGCCCACACCATCCCGGTCATTGCCAGCGCGCCCATCAGCCACGCTTCGCGTTCACGCCGGGGGCTCATGACGTGGTCTCCTTGGTCCTGGACGGGCGAGGGATGTCGGACGGCCACTCAAGGTCTTCTGGCCAATGGCGGTCGAACCATTTGACCACGCGATCCATCTTCCTGATCGTGCAGCTTGCCTCGCCTTCAAGCCCTTTGAAGAAGCCGCCAGCATCAGCCGCGTAGGTGGATACGGTGGACAGGGCGAGACCTGCGTGGCTCGCGTAGGTCTTGGCAAGTTTGAGAAGCTGCTCTTTGGTCATTTCGTAGCCCGGATTTGTTTCCGATTATTTAGCCGGAGTTTTTTCCGATAGTCAACCGGCTACTTTATCGGTAAATTCTCCGATTCGTGGACTATGCTGAGAATGCCCTTGCTGATGCGATCCGTGACCGGCTCAATGAGTTGGAAACAAACGCTTTTGCTGTTGAAAAGAAGTATGGACTTCCGGAGGACTCGATCAGGAGCATCCTGAAGGGAGGAAGGAAGTCAGGGACTTCAATCAACCGCGCACAGACGATATGTGCGGCGCTGGGTCTCGAACTTTACATTGGCCCGCCACGTGAGACCGGCACGGTCTACACCACCCGGATCGACCACGAGGACTTCGCCGCCATCCCGCGCGTCGATGCCCGCCTCGCAGCCGGCGCTGGAGCCGAGAACGACGAGGTGAGCCTCGAGGGCGCGCTCGCCTTTCGGCGCGATTGGTTGCGCGAACGTGATATTTCGCCAGCTCAGGCCTGCCTCCTGCGCGTGAGCGGTGACAGCATGTCCCCCACTCTTTACGATGGCGATCTCGTCATGATCGATGAACGCCGCACGACGATTAGAGACCGCCGTGTCTATGCTCTTATCGACGTGGACGGCGCGGCACGGGTCAAACGCGTCGAGGCCCAGCAGGATGCCTATATCCTGTTGACCTCCGACAACCCCGCCCACACCAGCGAGCTCCGCACCGGACCCGACATGAACCGTCTCCGCATCTTAGGAGAGATTGTTTGGTCGGCCCATGCGTGGTAGCCGGTATAAGCCCCGAAAGGAGAGAGTGATGCGAGGTCTGGACAAGGCTCTATTGGCAGTCGCGACGGTCGCGTGCTCGACGTCAGTTCAGGCGCAGGTGTATGAGCCGCGCTCCTGCCTGGAAGCCGGTCTAGATATCTCTGCTCCTAACATACTGAAGGCATCCGACGGGTTGGTTCACCTTTCTGTCGATGTCACGAACGAATTCGACCAGGTGATTAGCGGCATTCGCTTCGATGGCGTTTTGCGATCGCCAGATCGGGAGGTGCCGCTGCACCGCTTTTGGTTTTGGGAACCGCAAATCGGCGGTGGCCTTTCCGCAGGAGAGACCATGACAATCGAGGCGTACATTCACCTCGACGACAACGCTGCACAGTTCCTTTCTGGACCGACATCCGTCGTCGCTGAATATGGCGTAACCAACCTCGTTGATGCTGACGGCCACCCCCAGTTCGATCATCCGGCGCATTTCGACTGGGATCGCAGTCGCTTCGCAAGCTTCTGTCAGTAACTTCGACGAAGCTGAAATCAGTTCCCACTTCTCTATCTGTGCTCGGCTTCCTCGTGGTCATCTAACCGCTTGTGATATTGTGACTTTTCACTTTCTGGGAACTCTGAAGTGAAGTGGGCCGGTGAGTTCCCGGTTCCGAAGCCTTGAGATGGGCTCGCGCGCGCCCCGTTTGGAACCTCGTATCCCCCTTTGAACCCCTGTTTAAAAGGCTTTCCACTACCTCTACAGAACCGCTGTCACCGATGTTGCCCAACGCCAACGAGCCGCCTCGAAACGCCCCAAGAGCACGCTCTGCAAAACTCCCCGCTTTCGGTCCGCCGCAAACCACGTGGTCTCGCGACGCCTTTAAAAACGGGCTTTCCATCCACCTTCTTCCGGAAAAGTCCTTATTAGTCCGGTTACTGCAGATCCATCTGTCTCCCTACAGCGGCCCTTGGCAGCGCGGGGCCGACACGCTAAGAGGGGCGGAAATCCTGCAGGGGGTGCGGCGTGAGCGACACGGACAGTTTCATTGACGAGGTGACCGAGGAGGTGCGCCGCGACCGGCTGTTCCGGCTGATGCGCCGCTATGGCTGGATCGGTGTTCTGGCGATCCTGCTGCTGGTGGGCGGCGCGGCATGGAACGAGTGGCGCAAGGCGCAGGCCGAAGCCGAGGCGCAGGCCTTCGGCGATGCGCTCCTCACGGCGCTGGCACAGGAGGACGCGGCCGAGCGCGCCGATGCGTTGCAGGCGATCCCGGCCCCAGGCCCCGGGGGCGCGGCGGTGGCGGGACTGCTCGCCGCGGACGCACAGGCCCGGGGGGACGCCCCGGGCGCGGCGACCCGGCTGCTCGCATTGGCGGACCGGCCCGACGTGCCCGCCATCTACCGCCGCATCGCGACGCTCAAGG